GCCTACCTCTAGCTGGACTCCTGTGATGTAGAAGGTATTACCAGATGTGGCAAGTAAATTTGTTTGACCTGTAGCAGCAAGAAAGACACCGCTTGCCCATGTGCCAGAAGTACTTTGATATGACGATCCTGCTCCAATACTAAAGTCACAATACATTCCATTTCCATTTGTGGTATACCATGTTCCAGTAGTAGCACCAGTAATTGTTACCGTTTTAAACTCCCAAGTGTTTACTGAATCAATTGTGTATGCAACTGGAAACGAGTAACTGGCAGTACTATCGATAATCGTAAAAGAGTAAGTGCCAGCAACGCTTGCTTTTACCCAAAAAGAAACAGTTACTGATTTTGCAGATGCACCTCCCCACGCTAAGTCTGCTACGTTATATCCCTCGATCATTTGCCGAACAAAACCATACTGCGTTGAACCAAGACTTGCATCTGCTGTTCCAACAGTAATTTTTAATGAATTTTGAAACCCAGAATTTGACGGAACATCGGTTGATTGTTGCATAGTAAGTGTGCCATCTGAGTTATCTGCACCTTTCCAGCGATCTACGCCCCAAACTTCAGCGTTATCCACACTTACACTAGCACCCGCATTTCTCTGGTCAATCCGCATATCACCATTAATGATCCTGTTCTTGCCCATAGTGTTATAGGCAGTAGGCGTAGTACCATTGATCGTGGTTGTGTTTCCCGCACTCGAATCTACAATCGCGTCTACTTTAAGTGTGCTCATGAGTTATCCTTCGGATATTTATTTTTGACGGCTTGAATAAGAGCAGCCATCTCAGCAGGAAAAACACCAGCGTGGAACAACGCATCGAGTTGATCGCCAATTGGGGGATACTCTGATGCGCGACTACGTTGATACGCTTTAGCGTCATATTCAGCTTGGAGTCTTGCAACCTCAGCATTAATCTCTGCTGCTGTCGGTTGTGGATTATTTACGTCATTCCAAATAAGTGTTTCATCAAGAACCGCCCAATCAGAAGTTGGACATAAAGACGTTAGGGCTTCAGATAAAGTTATATCAGTCATTACGCTACTTCCCATACTTCGATAAATGATTCATTGACATTCCATTGATTTATGTAAAGAGTCCCAGAGCCTTGATCTTGCATAGCTGCTGAAAAGATAAAACCTCTAGTTGCACCATTAGTATTTGAAAATGATCCAAACGCTTGAGTACATATTGTTCCAGCTGTGCTAGTAGAATCTTGCGCTACCATGTTTCTAGCTATTCCTGTTCCGGGAATATTTGATGTGCCACCATATTGATAGGCGAAACTATTTCCTGTTGTACTGGTATGCACACTAATGATCATGTCACCTCGTCCACCAGATGCCCCATTACTATGTGCATAGCCACCCCATACTGCTCTTGCATATAAAGTGCTGTTCGTTAATTTGGGAGTAATGCCGACTTCAACAACATGCTTCCACACATCGTATGCACTATGAGTCCAGCTTGCGGTTCCAGTAAGTTTATTAGCAACGTATTGAACTACGCTGCCTGCTGGCATTCTTGCGGAAGCAATAGTTCCAGTTAAATTCCCAGCAGCTAAGTTTGAAATATCACTCAACACCGTCCCAGTTTCATCCGGTAACGTCAAAGTCCTATCGGTGCTCGTATTAGGAGCAGCAATCGTGAGTGTTCCCGTGCCGCTTGCGTTTGGGGTTAAAGCGATCTTAGACATTCGCTATCTCCGTTTCTTTTGCATTGATAACCTCACGCATCAATTTGCGGTGGCTAAGAATGTCTAGGTATTGATCTGACACATCGAGACCGTTGAGATTTAATTCAGCTATCTTCACGACAACCCAATCGGTTTCAGCTAGTAGCTTCTTGGCTTGCTCGATGTTGGCCTTGAGTGGCTCTTTCGCGACTAACTCATCATATTTAGCTTTTACTTGAGACCAAGTAACCCCAAAGTCGCTAGGATTAGATGAAAGTTCAGCTCGATCATTTACATCAACCCCAATAACTTTTTTGAACATAGAGTTAAATTCTGCTTCATTTGAAGGTTCTCCCGTGAGAGTCCATTCATTAATCGATAGCGCATTTAAAGCATCAGCTATTCTGGTCATTATTGTTCTACCTCATAAATAATCATGTAATTATTTGTAGATGCTCCATATCCATTTGCCCACCAGCTGTTAGCTTCGTAACTTGTTGCATTAGCTTTTCTGATTTCTGTAAAGTAAGTATGTGTAGCAGTAGAAGCAGCTGTATCTACACCAACAATTGGATTTACAAACTGCCATACAGATCCAACATTACCGTCATGCCCTACATAATATTGTCTTGATATGGTTGAACTTGATGGGGCTGATCTAGCAATTCCAAAATCAAGTCGGGCGTGAGTTGATGGTGACCTAGCCAAAAATTGACAAACTACAATGACTAATTTGTTTCCCGTTGCTTTGGGAGTGATTGACGCACTAAGACCTGTTGCGGTAAAAGATACTGAGTCACCAGATCCAGAACTAGTGTAGACATTAGTAACTACATCTACCACCCTACCCGAAGGCATTGTTACGGTATTTCCGCTTAAATCTATTGCCGTCGGTAGTTTTGAAACCGTAACTGCATTTGCTGCAATCATATCGGTATCAACAATACCATCTGGTAAGCCACCTACGCTTACGCCACTTATTGTTCCATCACCATTAATCGTAATAGCCATTTAAATCACCACCCATCGTGAGCCAGTTGGAATCGTCACCGTTACACCCGAGTTAATTGTGATCGGGCCAGTAGACATTGCGTTCTTATTTGATGTCAGCGTGTAGTTAGTCGTGACGGTTTGATCGTTCTCGTAGAACACGCCATCCGATCCACCACCGCTTGCACCACCGCCAATCGATCCCCAGGCTGATCCGTTGTAACCCTCAAAGCTAGTTAGGTCAGAGTTGAATCGAATGTAACCAGCGGAAGGTGATCCATCACGCTGTGCAGTTGTGCCACTTGGTAATGCGCCAGAGCCGGTAGCCGCAGTCTTTGCGACAGTATCTGCAACCGTTGCAAGACCCGCTTCGGCAGCCGTTTGGTTAATCCACTTCGATGTACCTGAGTCATACGCCATGACTTCGTTGTCAGTCACTGACGTTACCGTTACATCAGTTATGTCATCGATAACGGTACTATTTAAAGTAAACGTACCGAACGCTACGACATACAGCTCATCATTAACCGCTGCACCTGAAGCCAGGACAATAGACGTTCCGCTTGTAGCTGTGTAATCACTTGGATCAAGGTGAACACCATTAAGGTAGACATCAATATATCCAGCGTCATACGCCAGGGTATTGCCATTAGCATCTGCCCCAGAGAATGTTGTTTGACTTGCAGTTGCTACATACTTAAATCGATCAGCCGTACCATTGACGGTAGATCCCATCGAGATAAACCCAGTGCCGTCATAAACTTTTGCTGAGTTATCTGTAGTGTTGAAGTACATATCTCCAGCTTGTAGAGCAGATCCGTCTGCTCGAGTAGATGGAGCTGATGCACTTGGTCCGTACCAAATGTCACCAAAGTTACTAATATCAACAATGTTATTAGCAGCGGTCACAATCTCACTGTTAATCCCAGCGAGGTTTGATAAACCGCTGGTTAGCGTTGTGCCGTCCTCGAGGTCAGCCAAGAGCTGAATGTCAGAAGATAGTCCTGATACCACGCCTATGTCGGCAGCATCACCAGCCACTGCTGTTACATCAGCCGCAATACCAGCAACAGTATTGATGTTAGTTTGATTCGATACTGTTGGTGTCAGTTGATACCAAGTGGTATTTCCAAGGTCATAGACCTTCATCACATTGTTTGTAGTATCAAAGTAGAGAGCACCATCTTGTAGTGCATCACCATCATTATCTACTGAAGGGTTGCTGGCCTTTGCACCAAGGTATGCATCATCAAAGTTATCTGCATAAGCTGCTGCTGCACTTGCGCTCGATGCCGCAGAAGTTGCACTACTAGCGGCTGCGGTTGCACTATTAGCAGCATTAGTTTCCGAAGTGGCTGCTGCGGTCTCACTCGAGGCTGCATTAGTTGCGCTCGAAGCTGCATTAGTTGCACTTGTGGAAGCATTAGATGCTGAAGATGTAGCACTGGTGGCAGACGTGGCTGCACTAGATGCTGACGTAGCTGCGTTAGTTGCTGAAGTAGATGCAGCAGATGCACTTGAGGCTGCTGAAGTTGCGCTGGTCGAAGCATTGGTAGCTGATGTAGCTGCACCAGATGCAGATGTAGATGCACTTGTAGCAGAGTTAGATGCATTAGTAGCCGAAGTTGCAGCGTTAGTTGCTGAGGTTGCTGCGGCTGCTGCCGATGCTGCTGTACTATTTATGGCAGATGTGTAAGTAGCTTCAATCCAGGATTTAGTTGTAGCATCCTGGGCATCAACCGGATCTGCAACATTAGAGATCCTACGGTTCTGGGCATCAAAGATACCACTGGTATTCTGTGCAATCGTTTGTCCAACCGCATCATCTACCTCTTGTGCAGTGTATAGGTTGAACAACGAGAGCAGATCGAGGTCACTCTCAAGAAGAGCCGAGCCATCCGTAAAGTCAACTAAGGCTGCATCTTTTGGAGTTTCTCTTCGGATCTCCACCGTAGTGCTCGAAGCAGGAGCAGATGCAAGCTGTACCGTGCTACTGTTCAGAAACGAGAAACTTACTGCACTCCCATCCACTTTGACTGAGATGTGATCTTGGTCAATGTAAGGAAAAGAAAATGCATAGTTAGTAGTCGTTCCATCACCTGTGTAATAAACGTAACTATAAGGCACTTAAATGTTCTCCAAAAGAAAACCCCAGGGGAGACCTGGGGCTTGATACTTAATTAATATGGTTTGAAATTCTTAATTGGGTCTTGTTCTGATCGTTTAGATTCTTCTATGGATTTATCAATCATCTCTTTTTGCTCTCCGAGTAATATCTCCATAGCCGCTGTCCTTACACCCTTTTCTCCATCTAAATAATCTCTAATTTCATCTACGATATCACCTTTGTTTTTCCTAGTTCCGGTGGCTGTTGGCTTAGAAACAATCGCATATAACCCAATTAACGGGTTTAAACTTTGATAAATTTCTTGATATCTATCATAGAGTGTTTTTGTACCATCCGCAGTCATCACGGTTCGTAAATCTAAACTAGGGATTTCTGGATGTTTGACTCTTGGTCTAAGTGTCAAATCTGTTGTTTTTGAAAGATCATCTAAAAACGAAAGAACTAACAACTCTTCTTTAGATTTACCTCTTGCTCGTTCTTCAGGGCTTTCAGTCGCAAAGAAATCAAAGACCACTCCACCTGGAACCATCTGCCTACGATTACCTAAAATATCATAAGAGAATGAGGTTTTGATTGGCCTTCCATCAATGTTAAGAACAGCTTCAACAGGTTGAACAAAACTAGATTCTATTACCTGCGAAAAAGATTTTGGATCTCTAATATATGGATCGTTATCTTTAGCCCATTTGCGAATAGTATTGGGTATAACTAAATTAAACTTGTCCCGTAGCAAACGCATAATTGCATCGTCACTACTTTCTGGATCAGCTAAAATGCTGCCGTATTTTTCAAGTTGATTTAATCCTTCAAACAATCCCGCATCTTTAACAGCCCTGGCAATTGACATAATGCCAACATTGATTTGATCTAAATATTTCTGATAAGCAGCGTCAGCAACAAACTCACCTTGAGCTCTTCTCAGATCCAGCATCTTCATACCATCAAAAGCATTTGCATTGATTTTGAATCCAGTCGCTAACGGATCAAAGTTTCTATAAGACCAGGTAGACCCATCATCAAATTTAATTGTGTAGGGTTGTGGCTTATCTGTATCTCTACGATTTTTTACTTGATCGTAGTTAGAGTATTCCCCTCCACCTGTTATTTCGCCGTTAGCATACTTTACAAAGAAGTATCCAGCTAACGCCTGAGACATCAAGGCTTCCCCTCGAGCTCTCATCTGACGTTGGACTCCGTTCTTGCCTTGTAAATCTGCCAAGAATTTAGGAGCTAGTATTTGCACTCCTGGAGTTAATCTAATGCCCTCTTCAAATACTCGAATAGGAGTTCGTAAGAAGAGCTGACCAGTTGTTAATTTGAGCCAGCCGTTATTTCTAAACGCATCATCGGCTGATTTAGCAAGTGTTGAAGCTGTGCCATCACCGGAGAAGTTTCTCTTGTATAAAACATCTCTGACAAAGTTGAGGGCTTCCTCATCTTTACCCATGCGAAACAAACCAGCGTCTTTTTCATAACCAAGTTTTGCAAGTAATCCTTTGTCAGCCGCCAGTTGTTTCTCAACCCAATCAAAAAGTTCTTTGCCTTCTAATCCTCGGTTTAATCCTTTGGATATTATTGGGTTAATAAGGTCATCACCTTTGACTCCCTCAAATGCTTTTTCCATTGCATCTTCAGTAGCCTTACGCACAAAGGCATCAAACTCTTTCCCTTGTAAGCCCTTTTCAGCAGCTTCGATTGCGGCATTACCTGCGGCTCTTCCTGAGATAAACGATGCATAATTGATTTGCGACATGAACTCATCAGTCGCATTAAGCATCCTTGGGAAGAACCTAATAGCTCCTCCAATCTTACCCTGGAACGCAGAACCACCTTCTAAGATACGGTTGGTATCTCTAGTGAGAAGGGATTGCTCATACTTAAACGCTTCAATAGCAGCTTTAAAAGCAGTCTTAGCGTTTAGGCCCATTGCCTTGTACGAAGCATATGCCTCTATTCTAGTTGCTTTTTCTAGTGGGTTATTCAGTAAGGCTTTAATCCCTGGAATTAATAAGGTTTTAGTTCCTGATGGGATCGTATTCATGATCAAAGTTTTAACAGTGAACACGTTCGATATTGCCCACTCAGTTGCTTTCTTCATGATGCTTGCTTTTTCAGGAGCAAACTGACTTTCAATAGCATCGATGGTGCGTTGTTTTTGAGCAGTTAGCTTTGCTGCCTCATTTAAATTACCATCTTTAATAGCTTGATTTATTTGTGACTCATATTGCTTTTTAATTGTGTTAACTTTGTTAGCACTCTGAGCTTTCTCTGAGAGTTGAACATAAAGCAATTTTGCTTCATCCATTGAGATGTTGCCATCTTTCATGAGCTGTTCAACAGTAGGAACTCTTACAAAATCATTTTCTTGTAGAGCTCTTAAACCAAACCCTAGCTTATAGCCAAACTCTTCATATGTTTTTTGAAGAGCTATTTGACGATCTTCTAGTTTCTCAAGTTCTGCTCTAGCGGCAATAGACTCATTTGATTTAGTTACATCGTCATCAAGAGTTTTAATTTTCTCTTTTACTTTTAAAATCTCACCATCGATCTCTTCGAGGTATTTTCCAATACCTGATTGAACAATGTCACGCTCTTCAGGTTTTAGAGACCGACCAACGATTACTTGGGTTTCAGAAGCCTCAAGTTTTTTTAGAACATCAATAAGGATGTCCGTATCCATTTGGCGTAATTGATCTGCAACCTGAGCTCCCTCTTGAGCAAGCTCATCAAGGCTTCGAGGACCATCAGCTTTAGACACATCCTTAAGTGGTACATCTAATACTTGACCATCTGCTGTTCTTGCGGCTGGAGGTGGTCCAATAAAGTCGAGCTTTAATTGTTTAAATTCATTATCGAGCTCTGTGCTATAGCCTCGTTTTGGATCATTGATAAGGTCATCAATAGCTTTATTTGTTTTACTATTTTGTACCGTGTTAAGTAATCCACCAAACGCAAAATCAGCACCTGTTCCGAGGATAATACCACCACCAACACCAATCCCGGTTTTGAGCAATAATCGACCGGAATCAAATTCCTTCATTCGACCTGCGGATATCTCAATGCTTTGGCGTAAGGTATCATCAGCAGCCATCATCATGCCACCTTCGACACCTGCGGTTAACCCTGAGCGTCCTAGGGACTGTAAGAGCTTTGCTCTAAGTGTAGCTTTGGCTGCTTGCTTTGTAACAAACTTACCCCAGAATCCAGCACCAACAGTACCTATACTGGCCCATGTAGTTGGATCTGTAACTAGCCCTTTTCCAAACCTCCAGAATCCTTCCCAGGAATAATCCGTATTGTCATAGGTATCCATCATCCACAAAAACGCTTCTTTTGTTTTCTGGTCAGCGTTCAATACATAGGATGTCATGTATGCCATAGCGGGGAGGTTGTAGTTAAACCACCCCATAATGTCCTTGCCATACTCAGCAATTTCCTGGTTGCTACCTAAGACTTGCCCTTGGTTCATCATGGAATAAACCATGCTACTTGCATCAAGCCAATCTAAGTCTTGATCGAGTTTTCCTGGATCAACATCTTTTCTTACAAGAGCAAAAGGTTTGTACTGAAGATACTCTGGTAAGTTTTCAAAGTTAGGTTCTTTAACAGTTACCTCGACGTTATCAACAGTAATCTCATTTGAGGGGGTTTCTTGTGAAACTACATCTGTAGTGACATTTTGTACGGCTGCTTCAGGACTTACCACATTATTGTTTTGATCTGGCAAGCCCAACTCAGAGGAGGTTAAGTTGGCATCTTTTTTGATAGGTTGTTCTTGAGAAACTAAACGGCCCTTTTCCCACCAGTTTTGTTGAGCAGGGTCTTTTGCATCTACAACATTTCCTTGCTCATACCAGTTTTCTTGAGTAGCCATGAAAATTTATGTCCTTATTAGATATCTTTAAATTATTCAGTAGTGGCATTAGGAACAACTCGAGTTGCACCATCCGGCCCTACATAATAACTACCTGGGGGAAGTGTACTTAGCTGCTCTGGAGTAGTGACAATATATGCCTCAACTTGTTTGCCATCGATAAGTTTTGGAACCGTAAGTAATTTATTTTTGATCTCATTAATAGGAACTAACTTTCCAGGATCATTCTCAAGGCTTTGTTCAAGTACTTCCCCACGTTTGCGAATATCGAGCAGTGGTAGCAATGTATTGTTTGCTGCTTCAGCAGCCGCCCTAGCAAATTTTCTTTTTACATGGGCAGGAGGTGGCATATCTCCTCCAGTTTGACTCATATAAGCCTGATAATATTCCATATAAGTGTCTTCAAACACACTTATAGCATTGTTAGCCCGTATTAAATTGTCACCAGTTAGTTTTGTATTTTTCCTAATTTCATTTACGGTAACAGCAACATAATCACCATAAATTGCCGTAACAGTTGGATCTTCAAGAATATCTAATCCAGCTTGTATACTCTCAACTTCATTGAGCAGAGCGGCACGATCTGTTGGATTAATTCCTGAAGCACTCATAATTTTTTCTATGAGATAGGATTGACTAGAAGGGATCCCAGACACCGCCAAACTTTTTGTTAATTCCGATTTTAGTTTTAGTGAATTTCTTTTACTAACATCGTCTGCAACAACACCTGCATTTTGTAATGAACGAAGGTATGTGATTGAGTCAGGATCATTTTTGTACTTTTGATATAAAATACTTAATTCTTTTTCACCAAATCCATTATTTGCAAAAGCCTGGGTAATATCTATTTTATTGTTTCGCGTTGTAGTTTCTCGCGCATCTTTGTCTAATGACTTTCGATAATTGTATAACGAGATGTTATTACTAACGATTGCAGTTTTAGTTTTTTCTAGTTTTGTTTTAATTTCACTATTTAAGGCCCAATCAGGAATACTATCCAGTAATTCTGTGGAGCCTAGTTCCAATGCTTTGGATTCTACTGCTTCAAAAATTAGTTCTTTTCTTCGTAAGTTAGAAAGTCCATACCATTTTCCGGTAGTCTCATCATGAGATTTAAGATCATCTATCTTTAATCCAATAGTCCTATTTACTGCTCGTGTCTCTGGATTAGTAACAAAATCTTCAACGATTAAATTATTACGAATATGCTCACTAAACGATTGCTCATTTTTTTCAATCATAAACTTGGCACGTTCAGCAGCCCAAGTTTGTGAGTATTGAGTGTATAAATTTTCTATGGCTGTTCCAACACCGCCATAATAAAACTCATTAGATTTATCAATCTGAGAAAGTACTTTTTGTCTACCATCCTCAAGAGCCTGATCTAATAGTGTTTTATCATTTTTGATAGAAGGATTTCCCTGTATTGAATCAATAACAGGTTGTATTAATTCTCGTCCGCGCTCTATCCCGAGCTGTTCAATTACCTTATATTTTATAGAAGGAACTAATTCAGGATGTAGCTCACCTAATTGTGCTTTAGTTACATCTCCGTTATTGAAAGAATCTCTTGCAGATTGAACATAAAAATCTAGTTTTTCTGCTTGTTCTTTTTCACGTCGAGCCAGTTCTTTGTCTCTGGCTTGATCTATAAGAGTAGCAGTAGCACCAAAAGTCTCAGCTAATTGCCAAGCCTGTGCCGCACTGTTCATGTTGGGAGTAATAGCCGAGACACTAGGTAGCCGTACACTCTGCAATCCGGTAGATGCAGACTTATATTCAACTTGTTTCCTTGCCATTATTATCCCTTATCCTGTGGGGTTTCTGCGTCTAGCGTCATCTATAGTGGTCCCAATACGCAAAGCGGTCCCAAGATAATCAGGTCGCTTTACTGGAGGGATTGAGTTAATCGCACTCGCAGTTTTTGCATAGTTATTGTAGAGGTCAGCATTAATAGCTTGATCACGACGAAGATAATTAACTTCGGTATTCACATTATCTCTTCCAGCCTTGGCATCAATGTCAGCCAAGAGTGCATCTACAGACATACCAGACACACCGCTCTCACCTGCAGCGACTGTAGCTGTAGCTTTGGCAGACCTCGCTGCCATATTATTTACAAGCTGCTGTTCTGCTGCGTTCTGTGATTCCGCAATCTTTTCAAAATTTGCATTAGCCTGGTTGTATCGATAGGCTTGCATTTGAGCATTGTATGCTTGTTGATTAGCCCTGCGTTGCTCACTAGCTGCCTGTTGCTGCTGTATCAAGCCAACAGCGGATGAAGCTATAGACAGCATGGTCAATGTTGTCGGTTCACACATATATTATCTCTTCATAAAAAATCGGTGAAATGGCTCCCCATCAATTCCATGTGGGGTAGGCTCACAAATGGTAAACCCTAGCCATTTAAGCCAATGAATGTGTTTCTTGTTACCAACCCAGATGTAATTCTCTAGGTAATCATAAGCGTCTAGCATCGCTCCTGTGATGGTCCTACAGTGCTCTACAAACTCTCTTCGGACTGACCCTAGGAGATCCGTAGATAGCATCCAGGGGCATCCATATTGTCCACGGATACCACCACAGCCGAACACTAAGATAATCTTGTCTCCAAGCCATGCTGAGTAACAAGCATCCGAAACAGCGTATGAATAGAGCAGGGCATCTTGAGGAGCCAACCCACTGGAGTGGGAGATTTCCTCAAGGTCTGCCTGTCGTAAATGTTTAGCTAGTAATATACAGTCATCTCGGGATGCTTCCCGGATAACAGGATTACATTCCCTTACTTCTCTTGACATACATTCCTTCCCAGTCCGCACTTAGCAAAGCTGACGGAAGGGGGGAGTCATTGATAATCGTCACAACAACCTCAGTATTCTGAGCTAGTACGGGGAACTTAAATATCCCATCTTCTAAATTAACTGTACCTATGACAGTCGAGGATAGACCCACGGTCTTACCTGCAAAGATGTAGCTATAAGTAGATCGAGCTGTAGGTGTAACTTCAGCTTTGAAATACCCTGTATCAGAGTAGTTGATAGCCATGTTACGCACCTGGAGTCTACCCGCTGTATCTGACTTCTGGGCATTTCCAGCTTGAACCTTAATAGTCACAGGACTGAAGGTGTATCGCTTGCTGTACTTACGCCCGATTATCAAATCATTATTAGCGTAGTTACCAGCGATCCTGGCTCCACCAGCGGTGGGCTCGAGGTCAACCAAGATACCAGCCTTCAGGGTTTGTCCTGTAGCTACGACACCTTGCCATTCTCCATCTGTTAAATCACAGGGGAGATCAGCTATATCTATGTTGCTATAGGTTCCATCAAAGGTGATATCAGCACCAGCAATCGTAACCTTACGATCTAGGTGTACTGTGTATGGTTCGTTAGCTCCGATATCCTCGATAGCTACTGACATCTTCTCCAGGTAAACTCCGTCCGATCTTTGAACAACCATAATCATATCAGACAATATGAAGTCTACATTCAGGATGTCATCACCATCATCAAACACCCATTTAGACCATGAACTCTGGAGCTTCTCATTGTTACTCCAATAGAACTTATAGACGTATAGGGATGATGTATCTTCCTGGGATAGAACTGACAGGATGTTATTGTTTAATCCTGCTGCAATCTTAATGATGTTCTTAGGAATATAACTAGGTACATGTGAGGTTATATCAGCGGCATCATTAGTGCCAGCTACCTCATCAATCGTAAAATATTCACGGACACCGGAGTATTCCCCACGGTCAACCGCAAAGTAAATGTTGTTACCGAAACCAACAGGCTTTGCGCTTGTATTGGTTTCAAACTCTGTAGATTGCTTGATAGCTACTGTACTTGGAGTTAGTAAATCTTGCTGAGTATCAACCACAAACTGAGTTTGAGCTGAGAACAACAGGAGCTGACGGTTATACGGAATAGCATGAATAAGGTTCGATACCTTTGTGTGGCTGGCCTGGACATCGATGACTTCTGAATCCAGGAGCTCCGTCACGGTAGTGCGATAGAAGTTAAAGAACTCTGCCGCCTCGGACATAATGACACCTTCGTCAGAAAGGAAACCTAAGCGGTTCCTGTAGAAGAAGATATCAGTAATTGTACTGCCTACGAAAGATGGATCTGGGTTTAGATCAATAGAGCCTACAGTCCTATCAGACCAACTGGCCTCACTAAACGTAAACGTACCATCAGCATTACGCACAAGGGTATGTGGCATGGTACTAGCAGTGAACCCTAAGAGTTCATTAGGCTTGATTGTTTCTTTCCAAGCACCTGTACCAGTCGAATCAAACTCGACATAAAAGTTATCAAAGCCATTGTTTTTATCACCAACGACTTCAACATTAAATCCATCAACACCAGCATTCGCTGGAAGATCACTAAACTTTTGAATCTGATCTTTAAGGGCAGTCATTGCCCCGTTGTTAAAACCATCCTCTGCTTTAATCGTAAAGTCGCTTGAGCTTCTCGAAATATGAATAATTGAGCCACTTCGACTAAATGAAAATCCACCACCCCATGCCACCAATCCATTGTAGAGCTGTGTAGCAATATAATCAGTTGAGATGTTCGCGGTATGTGAAGCTGTAGATCCGTCAGGTGTGGTGTATGTACCTCGAGTAGTACCGTCAATAACAACATTGTAGGTCTTACCGTAGTTACCTGCCTTGACGTTAATAAGTGCTTCGTAAGGACGATTGGTTGATCGATCTGATCGTTGAGTGACTTGAGTTGTCTTGTTTACGATAAATGTATAATCCGCAACCGTGACAGCTCTGAACGCAGTGGAGGGAGTAGTAGCAGTTAGGTAACCTGTACCATCTGGAAATGAAACTGTTTTCTCATTACCATTTAAATCGAATACTTGTAGGTCACCATTGGTAATAACAACAACATATTGCTCGTTGCTATCCCTGTTAATTGTATGAACGTAAGCATCTCCAACGCTACCATTAATAATCTTTTTGAGATGCTTCGTAGGAGGCCGTTTCCTCAATCCTTGAGAAGTGGTACTTAGCCCGTTCTCTTGAGTTTCAGCTTGAGAAGAGAGTCGGAGAGTAAACGGCTGCTGAGAAATACCATTCACCAAATTAGGAATGGAAGAAGAAACTAAGGCCATAATCAGTACCGTTGAATTGCTCGATAAACAGAATAGTTGCCAGTAAGGATGTTGTAATCCCCGGTCAAACCTTCAGCCTTCTTAAGGGCAGTCAGGGCATCCCTTTCGTCAACCGCAGTGAATTGGTACAGAGCATCTGAACCAACAGTCCTCGCTTGGAAGACCCGTGCTGCTCTTACTGTAATGTAATGACGAGCCGTCTCAGGGAGATCCGTGAACGGCAGTAAGATCACCATGTCAACCTTGAGGGACTTGGTGAATTCGTATGTATGTGTTTTACGATTGTATAGACGAGCTCCACGTTGAGCCACATCTGTATCTTTATCTTCCTCTACCGTATCCACATGGAGACAGTTAGAGGGTAATGAAATCTGGTTTGTATAAGTAGCTGGGGTAAGGGTAATTCCCTTATCCGTATTGAAGTGCCAGCCCTTCGCCTGGACCGCACGATTGACTTCCGACAGCGTAGTCTGGGCTGTTACTGCATCAGCCACCGCAGCTCCTGCTTCCAAAGAAGAAATAGGAGATTCGCCTATTACAGCAAGTATGGTGTTCACAGCCTCTAGTTCAGAGGTCGGTGTCAGTACAGTAGCCATGTATTATCCATAAATAAAAAAGGGACCCCTGATTACTCAGAGGCCCCTAGGGTTACATCAATTAGACAGCACCAGTTGCCAATTCAATAGCACACTCTGGGCGGAGGATTCCGTGACCCATTGCGTACTTAGCAACCATGAGCGTACCTTGACGGCGAATGTCGTACTCAGACTCCATTGCGAGGTCGAGTAGCTTAACCGTACCAACCGCTTCTTTCTGCATTACAACAGCAACCGTAGTAGCTGCATTAACAGCATACTGAAGATCAGAGTCACCAGCTAAAACGCCAGTAGACACGTTAGTAGAAGGAATATGGTTAGAAGGAACAATGGTCAGACCAGCAATACGGAAGACTTTACCTTCTGAGTACACACCAGATCCACCCCAGTCTTTGTTCAAGACATCGGTGTTTTGAGTAAGTGCATAGTACTGAGCTGGACGAACAAACGCATAGCGATCAGTTTCAGGTACATCTTTCTCATCAAACGTCTGAGCAGCCTCGAAGAGAGCAGCAATCAGAGTAGCTGTAGTCGATGCCATTGTAGCATCAGTGATACGAGCACCACCGTTGCCACCAGTAACTGTAGCAGAAGCACGAGCAGCCAAGATAGCTGTGTTAAATAGGTGCTTGTCAGCAGTTACTGCAAGAGCTTCACCGAGCTTCTTGCTGTAGTTAGCACGAACATCGTAGTGGTTCTTTGCTTCGTCGATGTTAGCAATAAATGTGTGAGCGATGAGAAGATCATCAATCGTGATCACTCGCTCTGCGTGGTTCATTGCAGTACCAACGATTTCAGAACCAGGAGTGTGGTACTCAGCAGAGAAGTTACCTGTTACAGGGAACTGAGCTGACTTACCATTGCTGATGGTTCGCACCATGTGCTTGTCCATCATTACGTTCTTTTCAGCAAATGCAGTGAGAACCTCACCAGCAAATACTTTTAGAAACAAACTATCTACGTCACCTGAGCCATTTACCTGACCGAGACGAGATACAGTAGCGTTAGCCATGTTAAATACATCCTTGTGAATGAGTAAAAGAAAGTAAGCTCTCTAAACTCACACACACAGACACAACAGGATTATCCTCCGCAGAGGGTCAAGTAGTTGTGTGGTAGTTCGTAAAGCGTCACCACCGCGTAGAGACGCAGTGTGGTGGGGGAAGGCCCACAAGGGGCCATTCCTTATAAGATATTAGATCGTCCGAGCTTTTGCTGAACCCGTGCTCTAAACGCTGGGTCAGTCTTATACTCTTCCGTTGCCATATCTTTAGTTAGTTGCGCTACAGACTCATAGATATCACCTGCACTAGGAGCAGCAGTGTTGCCTCTCATAAGTGTAGGTTCATTAGGTCTCGCCGCAGCAAACTTCTGGTATACACCAGCTACGGCAAGTTGAGCCTGATCTTTGTTACCAGAGTCTACCGCAGCATTGTACACAGCGATCTCACTAGGACTGAGGTTTGCCTTAGCCCATGTAACCATCTCTGTGAATTGCTGATCTCCTCCAGCAACGGCTTTCACCTCGGACTCGTATAAAGACGCAACGGCCTTTTGACCTTCGATGTATTGGTCAACGATGTTCCGTGGATAACCAGCTTTTTCTAACTGCTCATATGACGTAGCAGATAGCTCACCTTTATCATAAAACTCGTTTGAGTAATCCTCGAGGTTCAACCCTTTAGACTCAAGAGCTTCGGCAACTTCATCCTGGGACGGAGCTGCTTTTTCTTCAGTTGTTTCTTTAGGTTTGCCTAACTTAGACTCGAGCTCTGAATAGGCTTTCGCTAGTTCTTCCGGCGATTTAAATTTCTCAGGAAGCCACTGAGGTCGTTCATCAGAACTCTCCAGGTTATCCTGATTTCCAGCATCACTAGGCTGACTTGCAGCCTCAGCTTTTGCCACCATCTCTTCAACATATTTTGGATCTTCTGCTTCTTGCTGTACAGGTACAGTAACTTTATCTACCATTAGAACCATTCAACCTTTAATCCGAAAGACGAGGTATAAACTCGAGCTCCGGGTTTTTGTTTATTTTCTGAGACCTTCTCTTCAGAATCCACCTGGGACTCTTCTTTTTGAGAAGAGACCTCAGGTTTTTTCTGCTTTGAAGCCTCAGGCTTTTTAGCCTTGGGCATTTTCTAATCCATCCATCATTGCTTGAACTGACTCAGGATCAACGCCGCCATTCATTTCCAAGCCTTGTTGAGCTAATTGCCCCATTTGGTTCACGGCTGGGCCGGTTCCCTTATCTACGACTTGCGACATCATAGCTTGTTGTTGAGCCATCATCATTTCTTCTTGAAGTTCTTCCTCGGATTTTACCAGTCCCTTCATGTCTATACCTAAGGCGGCTCCAGTGCGGAGCAGAGCATCGGACTTAACAATCTCAGGAGGAAGTTGAGCGATAGAAGCCGCAGCTTCAAAGAACATTTGGAGTTTGCTCAGATCGTTACCTCTACCAAGAGCTTCCAATCCAGTAACTATGACTGGCTGGACTACCCCCTCTGGTAATGTTGGTAAGCGTTTCTGACGCTCCATTTGGAACATCAACCTCTTAACGAGAGGCAATTGAAATTCCTGACTAAGGATTGAGTAGATACCCCCCAGGGCAGACTCAAGCTCATTAGCCATATAACGAATCTCTTCTGCTGTTACTCTCTCACCACTACGCTGAACAGCGGAGTTTAAGAGGAACGCAAAAGAAAGACGTTCGTTAATCTGTGTGACTGTTTCCAGGGAAACCCTAAAGTCGTTGTACTTTTGTAGCTGGATAGTGGATACATCCGTAGCCATACCTTCTACAAAAGCACCATTGTCAGACTCAGCAAGTTCTGCCATGTCGGTCACACCATTAGGATTGACCAAAAACAGAACTTTAGATGCAGCCGCAGAACCTTCTACGATTGACTGAGTGAGACCCTCGAGTGACTTAAGATCACCTAGGTACTCTTCAACATATCCTCGACCATAGTCTTCACCGTCAATCTTGGTGAAGCGAACAGGTATCCAAGGAGATTTATCGAGTGGGTATGATCCTTCGCTACTAGGTATACGAATACCTTTCACTTCTTGATATACCTTCCACTTATTATCTGCTCGATAAACGTGTGTGAAGAGATCAACATTCTTATTTCTGGTAGATGAATCTTCATTCATCTTACCTAAGACCATTTCCTTTACTTTATCATCCAGTGTCTCCACGGAAACACTTTCTTTGGTAATGATCTCGAGGACGTTACCCATTGGGTCACGCCTTACAACAAATCTATCTAACCGGAATACTCGAACACCACCTTCTTTAGGTAGATACAGGAGTACATTTCCGGTAACGAGAAGCTGCTTAAGAGCTTCAAATCCACCCACCCTGATAGCCGATGCTTCAACTTCATTCATGATTGACCGTTCAATCCGGTTCAATCCTTCTTCAACCTTTGCTCTCATACCCTCTTGTTGAGTTAATTCCTCGAGAGCAAAGTCATCTATACTAAGACGAAAGAAGGGAGCATTGGGGGGAAGTAAAGCGATCAAGAGCTTAGAGGCGAGATTGTTTACACCTCTAGCTCCGATGCCTTGCCACGGCGTTAGCAAACGCGAGTGGCTTGAATGAGTGTCGCGGGTTAATAAGGATGGGATGGTTAACTCAGCGCAGTCCCGAGCTCGATCAAGAAACGGTTGTCTCCGTGTCTCAAGCTGGGCATAGACTGCACCGCACGTCATATTGTAGTCCATCCCTTATTGCCTTAAGTAGTTGGAATATTTAACCCAGACCCTTCAGTCCCGGTATTTGGGGTGGCTGCCAAGTCAACTCGGAGCTTCCTTCGACCCCGAGTACGACCCATTGCATCATCCTGCTTTGCTTCATCTTTAACTGTATTGAGCACAGGAACTGGTGCAGGTGGAGCTGGGGCGGGAGGTGGAGGAGGAGCGGGTGATCTACTACGTCCTAAACACATATTATTTTCTCTCCAAAACTGTTTTAGTTTGATTATTAAAAGTACTTCTCAAAAAACGAATTACGGAGATTTGCCCCTGCTTAAATCTAATCTCATCAACCGAATCTTTTGTATCCGGCATTAAGTCTGGGAATCGAGTTTCTAATTCTTCCAGTAAATCCTTGGAAATCAAAGGGAATTTACGAGAGGCACTACTGGTTTTAACCATTTAGTTCTCCTATTGAGCAACTTATTGTGAAAAAATTTGCATATAACCAATTACTTAATTGGACATGCACCCGTTGCACACTCGTCATTCTCTAGTTCAATCAATGAGTTACTGTCATCGAGGGAGATTGGCTGAAGAGTTGAAGCATATGCTTCGTATACCTCTTTAGTAACAACCTCTTGTGGAAGATATAAATACCCAAGATCCTTAGCTGACTTAGTAGGATCAGCTCTAAATAAGAAACTTACACCAACATAATTATCCCAGTTGTCTAACAACCAATCGATGATTGCTGGTACTTCATCAACCGAGTAACTAATCGTGGCTGATACATTCTGCTGACACCATGATTTCATCAGCATCTTGTATCGCTCGAGCTGCTCTATTGCTGTCTCGAGGTTTACCTCAAGTTCCTTCCCGTCCTTCTCGACTCGATCAAACGGAACATCCATCCACTGTACTGGGAATGTAATTAGCACTGCATCTGGGTCACTAGGATTCTCTATCACCTTATAGCCTGAGGCCCTACACAAGGGGACCAACGGATCATGCTTAGAGAAGTTCACATTGTTAAAGATGTAGCGTCCTAGAGGCTTGTGGAGGCCCTCAGGGGTATCCATGATCTTACTTACAGTGCCACTAGGTTTGATGGTGGTGACGTTCTTAGGCCGAGGAAGACCTAGCTCATCAGCCATAGAGTATGCACCTGCGGTAGCGGTACGCTTGAGGTCCTCATAGTCATATGGAGATAAGTCAGGTCTACGAACTACACCTGTAATACCTACACCACATAAGCGAAGGAATTCATTATTAAGATGCCATGCTTCTTGAAGGATGCCATCTCGAAGATTGACACAGGTCTGCCTGTAATTTGCTCGAGCTGCTACCTCGATAGCTCTGCGTAGAGCATATGAGTTACCTTTGAATTTACCTACGTCAATTTCTGTAAGGTTACAAAAAGAGCGGTTGGATAATAAAATTTCCGCGCACGGGTTTACACCTTTAAACCAAGGAGCTCTTTTAGATGCAGCCTCGGCATTGATAAATCCTGGCTCTGAACCTCCTGCCTCTACCATCAAGTGAAAGATGTGCTCGAGGTCTTTCTTTGCTGGCTTATGCTTAAACAACAGCGAGTTGTTTGACTGAGCGCGTTGGATGTTATGTTCCCAATAGTTTTTCTTAGCTACTGCAAACTCTTCCCATTCATCTTCACCATAGTTAAACAAAGCAATCTCTGCGGATCTCCGAGAAGATAGAACTGTGCCTAGCCAGTTTACAATGTCCAGGATATCAATCCTTTGAAGCAGACTACCTGCTCTTTTGTTGAGGATTTCTGTGATAGCTGTGTATGCTTTAGCTATTGCCTCATCGCCTGAGGATATCCATCCGTAACCTTTAAGCCTGTCACCTGCAGGGCGGATCTGAGAGAAGTCCAGGACAAGTTCATCGGCTGGGTAGGGGTGAGCTAAGAGCTTGCCTACAGATTTAGCCCAAGCCTCCGCAGAGTCTCCAACTGTGATCGTCCAAACTCCATTCTGAAATGTTTCTTGGTTGTGCTCAACACCACCTTTGGAATCCCTCGTGGATCTAACCACAGTTACTTTTTTAATTGGTTTACTAAAACCAGTAAGAGCTCCAATGATAGGACGAAAGCCTACACCACAGCCCTGGAGAAGTAGCCAGAGTACATCAACTACATCCTGTACATTTTCAACGTGAGTAAATGAGCAATTAAATTGTGAGGCTTCTCGCTTCTTAGATACTGAAGTTCCTCCTAGCCACAGCGTTCTACCTGCTGTTAGCATCTTACGCTCGAGCATCAAGGTGCGTAGTTCTTCTAGTTCTTCTAGCTCCTTAGTGTTTAGTTCTGCGTTCTTAGCTCTCTCCCATAGCCACTGTTGGTGACTAATAACTCGGGCTACTGTTTCTTCCCAAGTCTCAAATATTTTTCCTTCTTCGTCTTTTGGTCGGTTGTACGTTCGTCTTGTTATGAGCTGCGCTCTCAGGGAAAAGTCTGTCATAGTTCTCAATTATAAATTCTAGGTAATGTTTTGCTTTTTCAAAATCTTCAACGCCCCCTTTGTAGGGAGCGCGAAGAACGTACTTGATGATATTGCCTTGCCAAAAATTTAAACCCCAGGACTCGATGATATCCCAGGGTTGCATTGGACTTACTGCACGGTAGTGACTTCCAGCGACTTGGCGATCACGGGAGGTTGCCATAAATTCACCTTCCTTTTATTGCGGTCATAATCTTCAGCTCGGCAAATACGAGCCACCCTTGCTTGAACCAAAGCCTCATCTTCACTCAAGCCAGCCTTATCGTAGGCTTGAACTACAATTTCCCACATCGCATGAGGGTTAAATTCATGGTTAGATAAAGGCTCTAAAAGTTTCTGAGCTTTAACTGGACCACACCCAGGACACCCTGAGTACCCATCAGTGCTATCACCAGTAAGTGTTTGGATCATATGGTGGTAGTCAGCTAATGCTTTAGTGATGAAAAAGAATTCGTTGTGATTAAAGTTGTAGTGTCTACCGGGGATAGTTTTAAAATCCTTATCGATAGAACATACAATCTTTTCACCAGGGACTAGCTTATCATCAGTAGCTAAGATACCTAGAACATCATCACCCTCGAGTTCATCTCGGATAAAACACTTGTGTCTTTCGGCGGCATACTCGCGCAGATACGGTAGAAGCATTGGCTTCCGCACGTTTGCACGATTAGCTTTGTAAGTAGGGAGGATCGCTTTACGCCAGTTCTCTTTGTCAGAGAAGGCTAAGATTGTGTTATCACACTTAGTAGCGTCTTCAATATTCTCAAGTATAGAATCGAAATGAGCTTCAGCATCTTGTTCAAATGCATGTAATGTCCATAGCCCATCTCCCCAGTTTACAGGAGCTTCTGCTGATATAGCTGCTTGGTAAGCCAAAATGTCCGCATCAATTAGGGCGGTCAGCATATAGTATTTCCTTAAAATAATTTAAAAGATTTGGATTGTTTCTCAACGCATAGATCAATGCAGTTGATAAGGTTCTCACCATACGTTCTTCAACGTCATCCGAGTTATCCGCACACAGTCCCATGTGATACCAAAGGACATGCATGATCTCGTGTAGGAAAGTATCAGCTTCCTCGAGAGGGATCTGATTACCTTTCACTTGAATGATGAAATTGTTATGGCAAGTAGAACCATAGTCATCATCATCGGATTCTACTTTATCGGGAAACGTAACTTTATAAGTGCGACCCATGAATGTGAACTCAGTAGGTCTTATACGTTTGTATTTCATATACGCCCTTCGTCTCGAAGATGTGCAATACCTTCCTCAGTTACTCTCCAGAACCTACCAAATTCATTAGGTGACTCGCGGGTAGTAATCAGTCCCATGCTTGCAAGAGCTGCAATTTCTTTTGCATGGTATCGAGAGAACTCAGAGCTGACTGTGTATGGGGTTAGGTAGGTGGTTCGTAGTACATCAAATATATTCTCCGTGTGCATTAATGTGTTTCTCCCCAGTGCTTACCCTTCTTAGCTTCACCAGCTAAGGGGCAGCGGAAGTTAAAGTGTTCACCTGATTTAGTGACACACGCCGTAGCAGTTTCCATTACAGTCTCAGCGATCTCCTCATTGCGACAGGCGATCTGAACTTCATCATGAGACCAAGCACAGAAACAGTAATCACCATCCCACCCATGCACGAATCCCTGGGCTTGAAGATCATCCTCGAGCATGATGAGCCACTGCTTACACAAGATAGCTCCGGCTCCCTGGAGCAATGTGTTAAGACTAGAGTGTTCACTTCGGCAATAGAGTTGCCGACCATCGAGACCTAGAAGGTATCCACGTTTTGATGCTGTACCCACAGCGTCTCTTAGTTTCTTCAATGCTGGAATCTTACTGAAGAATTTATTCTTGATCGCTTTACCAGCCCTCGCATCTTTACCAATGATCGATCCGATCTTGGCATCACCAGCTCCGTAAGCCAGAGCATAGATAAAACTTTTTGCGGCTGCCCTTGTGGGTAAGCCTGCGGCTTCCTGGTTCATCGTATGGATGTCACCAGTTAAGAGGACTTCTCCGTACTTTCCTCCGTCCCACTTTGCCATGAAGTGAGCAAGGCAGCGGAGCTCGAGGCCGGAGGCATCGGCTGCTGCGAGGACCCATCCTTCTGGGACTGTGAAGAGGGATCTACATTCCATGCCATAAGGAGCATTGGCACTTGGGACTTGACTGATGTTTGGGTATGCGTGTGTTGCTCGCCCAGTAACCGCGCCATTTGTGTTGATCGACCCATGTAACTTCCCATCCTTCACGAGCTTAAGCCACGCTTGATCACCCTCAGCTAACTGCCCGATTCTCTTTTGGATCATCAGGTATTCACCAATGAGCTCACAAGGTGGATAGTCCAACTGACTGATTACCTTTTCGTCTACCTTTGGTTTTCCTCCATCGGTAAACTCGGTAGGCTCCCAGCCGTACAAGTCAATCAAGCGATCCGCTATGTGATCTCTTGAGTTGGGGTTGAACTCAACAGTCTTAAATCGTTTAACAGGTACACCCTTGATATATCCCTTTGCTTTGTTATCTCTGGCAGGGATAAAGTCAGGTAGCTGTACCTCCCACGATTTAAAAATATCTTTCAGCTCTCGCTCGATGTCAGCTCTACGCTGTGCAAGTTTACTGTACAGATCGGCAGCAGCAGATTCATTAAATACAAATCCATTACGCTCCTGCTTTGCCATTAGCCAAGCAATGTTGTGCTCGAGCTCGATAGCCTGTTGAGAATATTCTTTACTTACAATTTTGTTATAGAGAGTGAGAGTGACCTCTGTATCCTGGACACAGTAGTCAATCATCTCTTGCGTACATACATCCCAAGGTCCAGTGAAGTCTCCCTTGAAACACTTCAATCTATGACCCCACGCCTTCAAGCTGTGAGAACCAAAAAGTTTGGTAGGGAGCACTTCACGTTTCATTAAGTCAACATCCTGCTCCTTGATTGCTGCCCAGATAAGTCTGGTGCAAACCAGAGTATCAAGTACTTTGGTTTTATCTGGCTCGAACCAGGGGTGCAGTTTCTGAATTGCAGGGATGTCAAACTTAATTACGTTGTGACCTGAGATGAGATCAGCTTCCAATAACATTTTAATGCCGAGGTTTATTTCACCCTTCTGGAATACTGTTACTTCATTTGTATCTATCTCTCTTAAAACTAAACAGTGGATCGTAGTTAGCTCGTCAAGTAATCCATCTGTTTCAATATCAAATATATATTTCATTCCGTCCCTATCGACTGGATTGTTATTTAACTAAAACGTACCTCGCGTATCTTTGGTGGGTTACAGGGTGACGCTTGTGTACGGTCTTGATGTTGTAACCAAGCTGTCGTAACTCACTAATACGTTTCGTCAGGCTTTGAATTGAATACTCAATAATTGCCTCACGTTGAGAGATACTCCGCGCTCTCTTAAGATGAGTCAGGATCTGATCATGTTGAGTCATTAGAACTCTCCTTGTTTAGTTTCATCTTTAAACACATCAGGCTCAGTTGTTTCCGAGAGTCTGCCTGTCTCTTTATCATACGCGAGATAGCCAGCGATCCCGGTCTCACCAGAGAACCTGTTCTTTAAAACTCGAAGTGTTGTGAAGTTTGGATTATCACCTTGTTGGTCACGCTCCAGGGAAACAACCATATCACTTAGTTGTGCTATTGCATGGCTACCTCTGAGTTGATGGAGTCCTGTTTGAGCTCCACGCTCATGGCCTTTGTCACCCTCGGGTCTACGCAAGTGACTGACTAGGAACATACCAGCACCTGTCTCCTCAACTAATGTACGAAGATAGGTCATGGCGTTATCAATTAATCTGCGTTCGTCACCATCCCCCAAACCACTAACTATTAATGACAAGTGATCAATTACAACCCAATTGCAGCCACAACCACGGACCAAGTACCTAACCCTGGAAATAAGATTTTCAATACTACTGCTGCCCCAATGATCATAAAGAAAGCAACGACCATTTCCCACAGTATGATCAAAGCTATCTTTGATATCGGCATCACTCACACCATCCCTACTTAAATGAAGTGGTTTGTTTAGATGAATACCCATGAGACCCAGAGCTGTACGCTTAGGGTTCTCCTCGAGCATGATCATACCCACAGTCTCACCTCGATTGAGTAAGTAATAGGCAAGCTCTCGAACTACCGCAGACTTACCAGTGCCTGACCCAGCCGTAATCGTCACGAGTTCACCGCGTCGACAACCTCTCGTGACACGACTCAACCCCGCCCAGGGATACGGGACGGCTGTAACCAGGTCTTCTTTGGACACCTCTGTCCAGAGGTCTTCCCCGGAAATGATGCCGTCAGGTCTATAGGTCTTGGCGTTCCAGATACTCTGGATAATCTCTTGCTCTCTCCCTGCCTGGAGCATTTCGTTTGCATCCTTAAGGGGGAGGGCAGCGATCTTAGCCTTACCAGGGGAAAACAATTCAGCGCACTCTCGTGCTGCCTGTTGCCCCGGCTCATCCTGATCAAACATCAAAATTAATTCATCAAAATTATCGTAGTAGTCGAAGCACTTTTGCATATGCTTCTTCGCACCTTGAGCACCATTAGGAATACTGACACAAGGCCAACGATTGTTTTGACTTTGACTTATAGAGAGACAATCAATCTCTCCCTCGCACACAACAAGTTTCTTACCTCGATCCCACAGACGGGAACCAAAGGGCAGAGCCTTGGTGATATCCCCGAGAATCTTAAAGTCTTTCTCGGGAGTGCGAACTTTCTGTGCAACTAGCTTACCTTGCCTGTCATAGTAAGGAGCTATCTGCACGAACTGGTTACCCAGTGAACCTACTGTGTATCCAAATTTCCTACACGTTTCTTCGGTGATCCTTCGCTTGTGTAGTGGCTTGACTTCACCTGATATTAAAACGCCATGTTTCTTAGTAGGGACCTCTTCAGTTACCGTGTCCCCTGATGATGTATATGTCTCACAAGAGAAGCAGTATTGATGCCCGTCATCATAGATACTATTAGCATCTGAAGATCCACATTGAGGGCATGGTACATGTCTTATAAATTTGCTTTCTTGCATGTTACCTCTGAAAAAAAAATGGGGACCCGAAGGTCCCCTAACTCACGGGAGGAAAAGTTACGGAGTAAACATAAGTCCTACTGACACCATCCAATCTTTTACATCGAATGATGGGCAAGCCTTTTTTACATCCGGGAAATCTCGATGCCCTTGAATTATAGCATCGGGATATTTTTCTTCTAGCTTCACGAGCAATCCTTGAAGCGAAGAGAATTGCTCATCTGTAAAATTGTTTTCAGGTACGTTAGGGTCATCTTTAGAAACCCCTCCCACCATACAAATGCCGACCGATACACTGTTGAAGTCAGCAACATGAGCTCCGACTACATCGTCAGGTCTGCCTTCCTCAACAGTTCCATCACGTTTAATGACGTAATGGTAGCCGATAGCTAACCAGTTCTTAGCTCGATGCCATCGGTCTATCTCAGCCTTTCCAATATCCATATGTGGTCCAGTTGCTGAACAGTGAACCGCTATGTATTTAGTTGACTCCCTCTTTTTAAAATTCATTTGCTCTCCAGCAGCCAAGCTGGGGGTACGGTCTTGTCTGCAAATTGAAAGTTATTTTTGGTACACCAGTCAGCATAGGTAGTTGCACTACGCTTGCTAATCTTGGTGCGACTATTGGAGAAAACGAATCTGATATCTAAATCGGGATGTTGTTTCTGGATCAGTAAATGTTTCTGCCTATCCGCTGTTACGAACCGTCCCTTAGTTTCAATAATGATTCCATTCTCTAATACAAAATCCGGGGTGTACTTTGAGCTACGAGCTGGCTTCGTATAGTTGATAACCATTTGCTCAAAGGTGAACCTCACCCCTTTCGAGGTGAGCTCCCCAGCTATTGCTTCTTCGAGGCCAGATCGAAACCCATACTTCAGTCCGACCTGAATTTTAGAAGTCCTCTTCAGCGACCTCTTCTTCGTAGTTGTCTTGACTTTCATCCTTGAAGTTATTGTCCTCGGCTTCGTAACCATCCTCTTGTTTGAAGCCATAGGATGAAGCGTTACTTCCACCAGTAAACTCTACCAGTTTAAGAATTTGCACAGCTTTCATTCGGAGAGATAAACCTGCTCCGACTGTAGCGGTGTAGTAAGGTGCAACTTGGAAAGAGACTTTGATTTTAGACCCACCCCCTACATTCGGTGGATCACTCAGTGGTTTACCCTTCGCATCGAAGAGAGCAATCTTCTGATCAAACGTATCACCTGACCGCAGTTTAACTTTGGCTTTGGTTTTAAATTTGAACGTCACCTTGCCAGCATCCTCATCAACTTCATAAGGACTCGGGCCTGCCTTGATCTTCTTACTTGGGTTATCCTTCTTGGCCTTAGCCATTGAACGCTCGTACTGTTCGTCCAAGAGGTTGATCATCTCTTGAGCATCAGCCGCGTTTAGTTCGAGATTGACTTTGAATACACCATCAGCATCGAACTTAGTGTCCGGGGTTACAAGCCACGGATACTGAGCAATCCCAGCAGGGGTAGTGAAACTTGGATTATCCGATTTCATACTGATCCTTTAAAAACATAATTAAAAAAATTAACCTCCTTACCTAAGGTTCCCGTATATCTACTGTGCAACCTAATGTGAAACAGTTGTAGATGTGGAACGGTTTAGGCAAAGCAGTACCGTGAAGCCATCACACCAGAAATCTCCAGGGTTCCAGCATCAGGTATGGGAGGTACAGTCTCTTGGTTCTTTTCGGTGAGCTGAGTTACTAGCTCATTCTTAAAGTCCCCAAGGACATCCACGGTTTCATAGAGCTCAATGAAAGACTCTCGAACGATACGAAACATATCTTCCGTGTCACCTGCGGTGGTTCCGAAGCTATCATGGATCATCGCAAAGTTACTGAGTCCTTCCTGGGCCGCACGAACTACCGTGAGCATCATGTGAGCTGCATCACAAGAGTGTACAAAGTTAGGAGCTATGCCCTGGGCTTGCTTCCTCCTGTCTAACTTGTCCAGGTCCTTGTACATAGTAAGCCATACAAGGTCACCTGAGATTGCAGTCTTCACTCTTCGCGCTGTCACATCCTTGTAAGCCTGAACAACAGGGAACCCTACAGGATTAGTCCAGCGCACTGGGAGTTGTTCGGAGGCAGCAATCGAGGCAACCCGTTGCAACCACTTCATTGCTTCGGATGCTTTGATCAATGTCTCGGAAACAGAATCCCAAATCTTTTTAGCGAGGTATGTCGCAGCGAAGTACCCATCGTGGTGAAAGGGGAAGACCACATCCGGGTCCTTCTCTGCGGCATATTTAGCTGGGTTAATAATATCTTCCATGAGCTGCTCCCTGAATCCGTACTGCTTAGATCCATAGGGCAGGGTCATAACACTACGCTTGGTAGTCTTGCGAGTGATCCCGAAGTCTGTCCACTGTTGGGCTAGGCTCTTCGTTCCCTGGACAATGTATGCTTTACCTTCTTCGGTGTGGCGCACAGTGTCTTCAGTCCCATTTACGAGATCATCCTGGACCATCGTGATAACCTTGTCGGCTACTCGCTGATACACATCCGCAGGTAGATCCTTAGGTGTAAGGTTAACAGCATCACCACCTACTTCATCACGAAGCATGGCACTAAAGTGCTGTACCCCTGAGCAACTACCATCGAGAGCGATGGGAATCTTGGACACGAAGTCATCTCCGTGTTCACAGTATCCTTTCCACTCAAAGCAGAACGCCAGGAATTGCCAGGGCTTATCGATCTCGAACCCACCTACCTCAGTACACCACCCACGATTATCGAAGGGGTTATCTGCGATAGCTAGTATCTCATCCTCATGATCCTGGACCCATATCACTCGCTCCTCGAGGGTACACTTGTCGTTCCCTGCTACGTTAGAGCCGTGAATAGCTAGCCACTTCCAACCCTCTGAGCCCAGGGGTTTACCATTGGCAAACCTAAGCAATGCCTTTTGGTAATCAGGACCTTGAGGGTTGAGGTGAGGGACCGCATAGATCCGACCTCGGAAGTCTAGCTGGTAGGGGAAGAAGATACGTCTGAATTTTTCATACCTACGAGCAATGTTAATCGAGAAGTTAAATGCTACTCGCTTGCCAGAGATCGTCAGGTTATGCATGTGTCGCTTGGCGGCTTCAATGCGGTATGCCTTGCGAGCCTCGGCGTTACTCTCGATATCCTTGGGTCGAAGAGGGAGCTCCACCCCACTCCTCGGTGGCATCCCTGCGATGGTAGATCCATTGTCCCAGAGCTCCGACATTATGCTGAGGATCTGACTGTTGATCTGCCATGCGGTACGCTGGAGTTGATTGATAGCCTCATACACGATGGGCATATCAACATGAGCGAGCTCCTCCAACACAGGCCCTGAAGTTTTCACGAGATGTAGAGGGCGAATGTTCGTAGAGATATATCCACCGTCGAATGGGTTAGTCCAATCCCGAGGCTGTACCACCATAGGCTCATGCACTGGGCGGAGCATGGCGGTAGCCTCAGTCTTCTTCTCGATCCACTCCAGGGTTTGAGGTAAAGCCTTGACGTACTTGTTACTCGTGGTCTTGCCTGACTTTTGATGGATGATCTCCACCAATTCCAAGCAACCCATCATTACATCGAGCATCTTCATGCCAACGTGGAGCTTATCAACCCGACTCCACTTGGTCCAATCGTCCACCCTCGAAGACCTACGGATAGCGTAGGCTCGCTTGTAGTGGTAGCTGGTGCGCTTCTTAGCCCCAGACACAATGCTGTCGTAAGACTTGCGCTCCTCGGATCGGATGCCAGAGAACCTGAGCTCATCCTCGATGGCTGTACCAATGGTGACTGCAACGTACTGCAAGGTTCGCACTGAGCTGATTCCCTGGAGCACAGACTTGAGGGTCATGAACGCGAGAGTAGTCTCGTCCATGTCCTTGACCAAGTGCCATGCAGTTGCCTTGATCCCAGACTTACCCGACTCACACTCAGCCTTCCAAGCTACGATAGCTTTGGCGAATGTCTCGAGTCGATGCTTGAGGACCGTCTGACCATACGGTGTACCGTCCTCTCGCTGTCCAGATTTAGCGTTCGCAATTTCTTTCAGAAACCTCTCGGCTCCTCGATTCGTCATGTCTTCCTCCAAAGAAATCTGGAGGTCCATGAGATCGTTGGTGTCACGATTCGCCACTATTTCTGTCCCTTTCATTTTCATATAGTGAACTCCTTTAGAACTTAAACTGTTCCTCTTGTGCAACCTTTTCGTTAAAAAATTTTTACCGGTAAATTATTTTGAACCTTTTCAGTGGTGTGGGCGACAGGACTCGAACCTGCACTCCGTATATGGAAGAGGGTTTTAAGCCCTCTGTGTCTACCTATTCCACCACGCCCACAATTCCTTTTAAGAGTATTGAGATGTCACTGACTACGATAAATCAATAACTTAAGAGGAAACCACTGACAGTTCTGTCACAGTTACCTGTCACAAGCTGTCACCCTGTGTCACGGCATATCGGGCCATTCCCGATTACCCTTACTAAGGTTTAACTGACTATCCAACAATTGTAGATTAGCCCAAGTGTGCAATCCACAAACTCTGTCTGACCTTAACGGAACAATATGATCTACAGAAAAACCAAATTGTCCTGCTTTCTCATACATAATTTGTATTAAATCCTGTTCTTGCTCAAACCACCCAGGAATTGCTTTTATTTTTTGACAACTATAAATAGCTTTGTAAGCACGGCTTTTTTCCTTATTGTTTTGATACCATTTCCTAGCCGCAACCTTTTTTTGATCCCTAACTTTTTCTAATTGTAAGGGAGTCATGTTTTCTACCAGCTTATATTTCCGATTGAGTTCTTTTGCTTTCTCTCGATGTCTAGTTCTGTATGTTTGTTGATATATCCTTTTTTTAGATTTGTTTTTCGCAGCCCATTCTCGATTCCTTTGTAATTCTTTTTCTTTATTTTTTTTATAGTAAAGTCTTCGAGCCTCACGCCGTTTTTCTAGTTGTTCCTCAGTCATAGTCTGTTTGATCATGAGTTCACAACCTTTAGTTCTACTTTACGGAAGCTCTCCAGGGCTTCCTTACCTTCTCTTAGTTTAGCAGGAGCAAGGTGCATGTACCGAGAAGTGGTGAGGGGAGTCGTGTGACCCATCCACTCCTGGATAAACTGAGCTGACTTGTCCTGCATCGCCAAGCGTGAGGCACAGGTATGTCTCAGCATGTGGATCACAAACTGAGGGTCATCTGCCTTACCCATAGCTTCGCGCAGGGTATCCCAGTGCATCCTGATCTTGTTCTCAGTGAACTCATCGAAGAGCTTGTCGTTATGTCTGCGCTTCATGATGATCTCATGCACTCGGTCTGTCGCAGGGACAGCTCGAGCTCTCGAGGTCTTGGTCTCGTCAGGGTGTAGGTGCAACATACCCTCACGGTACTCACGAACCTTGAACGACATGAGCTCCCCCCTACGGAAGCCTGTATCGATAGCGCAGATGATAAAGTCTCGTAGATTCAGAAGGCCCAAATGCTCGGCCTTGTTGAGAACCTCGAGCTCTTCCTCAGCGTTCAACCAACGTACCCTGTGAGTCCCATTTGACCTACGCTTGATCCTCGGCATGGCCTCGATCCAGCCCTCATCAGCGGCTGTTTTGAGGAGCATCGAGAGAGCCGAGAGTTTCTTGTTGATTGTAGCTCCAGTATTCCCGAGGTCTTCCATCTCTTCGATGAGCTCTCGGATAACTTGGGTCGTGACCGCTGAACACAACGTATCTTCACCCAATGATTTCATGACCCGCTCGGCTGCCTTGGTACTTGCGTCACTCTTACGCTGAGACCATGCGTCACGGCATGTGAGCCTGTAGGCTGAACGCAAAGTGTGATCTAGGGGGTGACCATAGGCCCTGTCCCTTGCGTGTCTTACAGGGCGTTCTGAGGGCTCTAGGATACCCTTGCGAACTAAGGTCTCCCTTTGCTCCGCAATCTTGGCTTCCTCCTCGGTATTAAAGCTCTGCCTGTAGCGGTTAGGACCACTACCAACAGAGGCCATGTACTTGTTACCTCTTTTGTAGATTGGCACGAGTTTCTCCTGTGAGTTGTTCAACAAAAGCTCTTCCCTTGGGGGTGAGCTCAATGATTTTCTTACGGCGTTCCATAGGGTCCTCCGTAGCAATCACTAAGCCCAAACCCTTACGGTTATGAGCCACGGGTTTACTGAAGTTGCTGACGTAGCGAGAAGCCGAAGCCATCCCTACGCCAGCTCTATCAGCTAATTCTTTTAGGCTTAACCCTTCGTTCTGGGCGATCAGCAACAGGCAATGGGCCTGAGCCATCGGCATGTCGGAGTCGATCTCCCTCAGTTTCGAGAGAAACCCTAGACCTTCACGGATAGACAGCATCATAACCTCTTTACTCTGTTACAAATAAACTTAAACCAAAACACGATTACAATAATCCCCCCCTCGAAAGTGTCAAGGATAATCAATTGTTCCTGTAATGGAACTTTTTCGGCGTACATCTCGTATCGCCATAACCTGACGTACATCTCACTGCCTCTTAACTAGGTTCTGTAATGTTTAGAATACCTTCACGGAGATTCTGCCGCAGTGTTTCGGCGAACTGAGCGGCTAGGACAATACTGAGACTATCGTAAACGCAATCGGTAATCCCATTAGTGTCCCATTTGACACCATGATGTATTCCGTCTGGAGTGTCTTCCAAATAGATGATCACTTTCATAAAACTAACTACCTAAAAAATAATTAAAGCAAGTAAAAAATTTTCAACTTACTTTTGAGTTCACCCATTGGAGTAACAAAGGGTGGGCTTTGAGTTTAATCTGTTTATCAGAAATATATTTAAATGCCTTGGATTCCCGAGGCCCTAATGCAGGAGCTCGAGCCCTGGAGCGGCGAGGGTTCGGTGATCGGTTGGTAGGCCAAGGCCATTCATGCTTCATGCGTTACCCTTTCGTGTAGCCGTGCGGATTCGACCAAAAAACCCCGCGATTCTCGGCCTCTGACGTAGCAACAACAAACCTACGCCGAGCCCTGCGGTACTGATCGACGATTTTATCGTCTTTAGTTTCGGTTATGTGGAGCCCCTCCATCTCGCGGATGAGCCCCGCAATGTACCGCGAGAGCTCATCATCGGATAGGCTATGGATTGTAAGCATTTCAGGGTCAGTCATATGAGCGAACCCATCGCCAGCACAATCCACAACACAAGGTAAAACGCTACCGCCCCGAGCACACACACGATCCAAAAGAATGGACCGCCTTCGTCCATCTTATCGTCGAACCAATCTCTATTTTTCATATACCCCCCTATTAAAAATTACGGATCTATCAAAAAACCTCATCGTTAGCCTACCTTCAGAGGCCCAAATGCTAGTGACAATCAGTTTTTTGGGTTCAAATTCGAGCTTAATCTTCTCTGGCCTCGGTTTTTCGAGGTTTCGAGATAACCACCGCAGGTAGGGCCATAGGTTGCTCGGATAGTGGCCCATAATCGAGATTTTCGTTTTCATGCTCATATAAAAAAGCCCTTTCGATATAGATTGCATGGCGTTCCCGTTCGATCCATTCGCGGCGAGTCTTAGCAGGCCCCCATTTCTCATAATCGCAGGCGTGTACTAGCTCATGAGCGATTACAGGGGCCGTTATCATATCCGGCCGAATGTACACCACCCCATCGAGGAAAAAAGTTGCGTTCGATGGGTTTATGATCGTGTTCGGGTAACAGTTAAACATGGCTAAAAACGCGAGTATCTTTTGCATTTTTAAAACCTCCCATTTATAAATTACCGCTACATCCTAAGACGGCCCGAGGTGGGCCGTTTCGCCGTCTACGGCTCGTCAGTTAGGCTTTATTAACTCTCAAGATATGCGATCAGTTTCTTTCGCGGGATACATTCGAGAAGCTCGTAAACGTATTCGATTTCTTCGTCGTATTCGATACGTTTTAAAACTTTGTAAATTAGGGAATCTTTGGGGTGCTCGGGTAAATCTTCGGGCAGTTTCCATTTATCAAACTTCTCATTTTCCATTATGCGACCTCCTGCTCATTTAAATCTTCGAGGGCGTAATCGATACAAAGGGAAAACCCCGAATACTCGAACGGAATATTTTTCTCTTTTAGGATTGAGTCGACAACCTCCGCGATTTTATTGCGGGTTTTTGTGTCGAGCTCGGTATCTAGTACGAGAAAAGAATCGGCTTTTATATGGATCATGCGGCCCCCTTATAGATTGCAAAAATGAACACGCCCGAAACGATCCCAATTAACAGGACCGAATAAACAAGCGACATAAACCAGTCACAAATAATTTCACGCATGATTCGCCCTCCCTAGAAACAAAGAAACTAATTCACCGTGTTCGGTTTTCCCTGTACCGCATAAAAAGCCGTCACTTGTTTTATTTACCGAGATTAATTCCACCCACCCCCACCGCTCGGTGTATCCCCGTTTTTTTAGGTTTGGATAATTAGGAAAATGTTCGCGTTTTTGTGTCATATTTTCACCCTTTCAACATTTGAATATGTGGAACGATTAGGCCGCACGTTGGGCTATGTAACGGCTTTTCGTGTAACCATGATTGATTATCGCAATTGATCCTTTACGCCCTGCGGCTATGCCATTGCAGGCCCCGCATTCCGCGCATTGGATCTTTTTGCCAGCTTCATCACTTGCAGGACATGCGGCCTCTTTGAGCTCGAGGGGTTCATCCGCAAGCCGTACTCGAAACGTGCGCCAGCCGCTCGAGCGAGCGAGGGCCATTTCCTCGGGTGTATCGGCGGAGGCCATACAATGACGCTTTAAAAACTCGCGATCTAAATTGGATAGTTTTGGGTTCGCCCATTGATGGGTGTAGCCGGTGTTTCCTTTGGCATGACGTAACAGGCGGAACCATACGAGGGCAGGGACCGCCGCAGGATCGCCATAGGTCCCGAGGCGAACCATTCGGCCTCTACTTTCTTCGGCTGTAGTCTTTCCTAGATAATCGACGGGATATTTTCCGGCTTCGTAGGATTTAAATACCATCGTTGGGCCTTGTGCTGTCACGACATAACAGGCCCCACCATTCGCAGGGCGGTGTTTGCAATCCCCGCATATAGATTCATCGGCCCCCGTTTTTTGATTAGTAGTGGGGCGTTCGCCATTATCCGCGAGAATGTACGTTTGGATCATATCGCCCGTTTTTCGGTTGCTCGATCCGGTTAGCGCAATAGCGACAATAGGTTTTCCGTCGAGTAGCGAGGGACCCTTATAAATTATATATCCGGTAGGTTTTTTCATGATGTTGTTTCCTTATTGGTAGATTTTAGGAAACGAGGGGCGAACCCCCCGCAAATTAAAATAAAACTCGTTTGATGCTTTTCGGCGTGTTAGCCCTCGAGCCGTAAAACACAATTGCCATATCTCGCAGGATCTTTTTCGCGGCTCGGATTGAGTAATTAATTGGGATGAATTCATCCGCCAATTTATTCTCTATCTTCTCAATGCGAATTGGATACTGCACAAATATGCACTGCGTCCACTTTCGGCCCCGCTCGATAACGAGGGCGTGACGGTGTTCGCAGGATTCTTTGCGGTGTAGAAATGTTTTAACTATTTGCATATTGTGGCCCCTTACTATGAACAAAAAACTTGCAATAAAAAAGAAATCGCAAGGGATCCAACCAGCAAATAAAAAGGGAAGTGTGAGAGTTTCATATCGTGTTTCCTTTCGTTTTGTAGTTTATCGAAATGTCACGATTAAAAACTTAACATGAAACAATTCCAAAAGTAAAACAATTTTTGATCTGTAAGTGTGGCATGGGTGCAACAGGTGCCACCCTGATGATGGGCTCGAGGTGGGCTTAGGGTGGGCTCGAGGTGTACCCCCGAGAAAAAAACGACTGATACAAAAACCCACAAACACGAACACAAACGAACGGCTCGAGCTCGAGGGCCTGCATTGGCTCGATATGCTCGAGAATAGATATTTAATCCGTTGGAACGCTAGGTAAATAAAGGGTTTTTGGTGGGTTCGTGACAGTTCATTGTGACACATACCCCCACCCCCCTATGATCGCGCATAGAGTCGCAGGGGCCTACGGGGGGACTTCGCACCAGTCACCCCCGCGTTACCCTTTTCAGATTTTTGTAACTAAACTTTTTGACTGACCCAAGGTTTCCCCAGGACCCACCAAAGAACACCCATAGCCACCCCGGTCATCCAGGGCTCACCCAAGGTCTTATCTGCGTATGCAGCAGCTACACCTACGAGAACCATGAGTACATACTTGTTACCTGTAAGTACTTCCTTCAACATCATTAGTACATCTTTAATCATATCCATAAAGATATAACTCCTTATTAAGAAATAGCCCTAGGAGCCTCGTAGAAGCCCTACAAGCCACGCAAAGGGTTGACCCTAGGGTTACCCCTAGGTTGTCCTTTAGATTCGATTGTAGAGCCTTTAAAAGCCCTGTTTAAAACATGAAGATAATTCTGATAATGAATACATCGACTACCAGCATAGAGTAACCCTCAGGGTTATCCTCAGCTCCTATCAGTTCTATGCCTATAGCACACCCTGATATAAAAGAGAGCACACAGTTCATCTAAGGTGTCCTTAAGTTATCTTAGGTATATATCTTTATATTTACTTATATATTAACTTATAAAGAGACCTATAGTTTACCTATAGTTAACCTTTAGTTCTCCCTTACCCCTACTGTGCAACCTAATTATAAGATATTGATAATTATTACCTTATTGATGAGTTACTTCCCATCCAGGTCTTTTTCTTAGGTTTAGAACCTAAGGCATTGTTTACAAAGGCTCTTAGTTCTTTGTCTAAGAACTTTGTCTTAATAGCAGAGGCTGCTTTGTCTTGGTCTTTAGCCATGTGCTCGACCCAGTACCCTACAGCCATAGCTAGGGCATCTAACCTATCGTCATGGATCAATGATCCTCTGTCTCTGGTTAGTCTAGTTAGCTGGTAGAAGAGGGAGTACTTAACATCCTTAGCTGACTCAAAGTCATCATTAATTAACTTCTGGTCAACTATGAGCCTATGGTTAGATATGACAGGCTCGAGGGTGTCTATAATCCTGAGCTCCTTCTGAGAGCTATGCTTAACCTCTTCGATAAGGCATCTGTGGTGCTTCGACATGATAGGGGTGAGGAGCTTGGTGTACATACCGTCACCAAAGTTAGCCTCGACTATCACATGGTTCACCTGATGCTTCTTAGCGAGCCTCGAGAGAGTCTCCAAAGTCTGATCTGAGTAGCCACCCATAAGTCCACCACAGGCCACTAGGTAGAGATTACCAGCTAGTACCTTGATAATGGCGTAGCCAGTTTCATCCAAGCCTCGACCTGAGGGGTCGATAGACATGACACAGCCTGTATACTCTGTCATATCGTCAGAGTGCCACATGGGTCTGTAGTATCTGTCTCCAGTAAGGGCTACGTTAGGGATATCATTGACCACGAGCTCCGGGGCAGCAGCCCAGGCTAGCTTACTATGGCCCATCTCGGGGTTCAGGTTCATGATCATAAGGTCCTGGACCTTCAGAGGATACCTATCCGCGTCACTTAAGCTAGTATCGAGCTGGAACTGTAGAGCAAATCCAGCTCTACCGTAGGATGCCCTACGTTCCATAAGGTCTTCCTCAGAGAATCTCCTGGGATCTGTAGGTTTTCCTACGTTATCTGGAGAGTTCTCGAGGTCTATGCTGATCTTAGGGGCTAAATTACCTCTGTAAGAGAGTATTTTAGGTATCTCAGGGTAAAGAGCAGGCCAGATGCGAGTCTCATACCCTCGTTCTGTGAGGGCATTGTACAGTGACATCTCGAGCTGGGGAGTCCCAAGGTAGATAATCCGAGAATTCTCCAGGGGTTTCAACACAGAGTCGAACTCTTTGACAAGCTCAGAGAGCTTATCCCTCATCATTTGAGTAGCAGAGTTCCCTGGAGTCTCGATATCGTCAGCTACGATAATGTCAGCACGAGATCCTGTGAGCTGACCTGTGATACCCACGGACTTTACCGAGGGAGAGTGGTCAGCAATGGCAGGACCCACATCAAAGGCTATGACAGAATCCCTCTGTCCTTCCTTGGGTCGGAGATGTTGTAAGAGTTCCATCTCGTTAATGAGCCTTTTGACGAACGTGGAGAACGCATCGGCCCGTTCCTTCGACGCTGAGACAACCAAAATCTTTTTTTGCGGGTCATTCAGTAGTGTCCAGATAACAAATGCTGAAGTTAAGAATGATTTACCTACGCCTCGGAAAGCCTGAATCATAGAACGCTTAGGGCCGTACTGTAGGTACTGACAGATGTCATATTGTACAGGGGTTGGCTCTGGTAGATTCAGGTGTTTCCAGACGATAAACGCAAATACTCGAAAGTCTGTTAGGACTCTCGATTGATCATTAGTAGACATGAAGTAACTTAATTAGCTTTCCTAATTGGATAAATGTTTCCATCGTCCTCAAACACAGGGAGATCCGCTAGGCCAGCCAGAGGTGTCCCCTGGACAGCTATAGCCTCAATCTTATTGTCTTTAAGGAACTGACGAGCAACATTGAGAATGGCTGCTGGAGGAGGGATGACCTCTCCAGTATCCTTATCGGTATAGGGGCGGGTAATGGCATCCCTTAGCACATTGGCTAAGGTTCCATGTAGTTCCCCTAAATCCTTTTCTTCGGCTTTACTCATTTAGTAACACCCTTCATTTTCTCAAAGGTTCTCAATCCAGCCATACCAAGCATTGCAAAGGTGAGCTCGAGGAGCCCATCAGTGTTAATGACCGGAGGAACAACATCGAGATGATTTACAGCGATGACCCATTTGACCATCTCATTACCAACAAACTGCCACCCCAGGCCGATAGCACAAAGCCAACCTATAGCTGGCCTCCAGCCAGCCACAAAGACTGACCTGTGTTGAGCCTCAGCTTGATTGGTAGCAATCTGTGCCATGTTAGCTGCATTGGCTGCTTCGACGAGTTTCATCTCCATCTCAGCTTTAGCTTTAGCAGCGGCATCTTTATCGGGTATGAATTTGTCAACGATATCCATCGCTTTAGGTAAAAGCGCAGATAGTAGCGGGAGCATAAAGTTCTCCTAAAGTTTAGTCATAAGGGAGACTGCAAGCCCTACGATAATGAGAGTTGATCCCATAATGAGAGCCTCGAGTCTCCATAGTCTTTTCTCTAATGCACCCAGCTTCTCTTGCACTGAGATGTAACGCACAGCACACTCCCTTTCGTGGGCATCAAGTTGTGCTTGAGTGTCCATTGGTTTAACAGTCATTGTTTTTATTATTCCTAAAACTAAGCAGTTAAATAAGTTAGCTCTCGAGTAAAGAGCTGCTTCTTCGCATTGGTTTTACCTTTGCGGAACCGCCTCCGTTGAGAAGCTGATAGCTTTTTTCTTTTGGGGATTGGTTTAACTTTTTCAGCGAATTTCGTTCGCTTGGTATTACTATTTGAGGGGGTGACTTTAGTAGACTTAGGCTTCGGCATATAGTGAATCAACAATACTCTTTAACTCATCTACCGTTGTAGCAGCGTCAATGTTAGTTTGAATAGTTGCATACTTATCTCTGATAACCTGTCGAGCAGCTTCAGCTACAGTAGCGTCATTGCCGGGAATCTGCTTCATAATTACTTCATCAAGCGGAGCAAACTCTTTAGATCTAGCGTCTCTACGTTTATCGTGAGATATAGTTTTAGCTTTATTAAGGTTGACTGTTATCATTGGCTACCTCTAATACAGGTTTTGGTGGAGCTACATAATCAGGATGTTGTGGATCAGTAATAAACATATTGTGTTCACCACCTATTCCATCGGGATTGGTTAAGTCAGCTTGCCACGCCTCACGAAATGTTCTATCCGCAGGAACATCATTTACACTAATAATCTTATAGGGCTTACCAGACGGTACGTCTTTAATAGCAATAGCATCTATACCATGCTCATCAAGTGCTTCTTGCGATGGGGAAATTACTGCTACTCCGCCTTCATCTGTTTCATAAATTATTCTTTGCATAATAATGTCCTATCTATGTACAACTACAAAACCAACTACAGGATCTGATGCTCCACGGACAGATACTTCCGAGGGAGTTGCTGTAAAATACCGAACTCTAGTATTACTGGTTGCTTGTGCAGCAACAACTTCACAAGTAACGTTTACTTGCCCTGCTGTGTTTGTATCATGCCGTGTAATTGAAGTAGTGTAATAGGTATCTGGCATTGATGTAGAAAAATTAATGGAAAAGTCACCTGTTCCATTATCAGTAATACTACTCACATTTCCATTACCAATAATTGAATTTGATGTTCCATTCCATTGTACCCATGCTCGACAACCGTATGCAGTAGCTGCTGATCCGTAACCTGAGTTGAATTTAAGGTTACCAGAACTGTCGATACGCATACGTTCTGAACCATTTACTACAGCTCCCAAATAAGAACTAGCACCTACATATACATAGTTATTACCGTCACGTTTGAAAAATCCTGTGCTACTTGCTATATCTCCAGTTACATCTAACTTACTAGTAGGACTACTAGTACCAATACCTACGTTACCACCATTAGTAATAGATACTAAAGGATCAGCAGTATATTCAGGCGAATAAAATCTTAGTGCATTTCCATTATCTGCTCTAATACTAAAATCATATCCACCAGCGTTAATAAACTTAACGTAAGTATCTGCACCACTTAGTTTTATATTGCCAATTACATCTAATTTTTCTCCAGGACTAGCCGTACCAATACCAACGTTACCTGTAGTCGTAATGTTGTAACTCTGACCATCTAAGTTACCACCTAACTGCGGTGTAGTGTCGTTTACTAAATCAGGTGCAGGGACATTATCTAAATTAGCAGTATTAACGTCACCATTAGCATCTAAAAGATCCGCTAGGTTTCTTGATCTACTCATGGGGTCACCTCATCCGCAGGTTCAGGCGTGTTGCCTTCAGCTAACCACTCAAGATATTCTTGGTAGTCTGTGTTGTCTGGATCGAAAGGAATGCAAGCGTTGTCTGAAATACGAAGGACAGCTTCTACTTCATTAGTAATTTCGTTTGGTTGTGTAAATTTGTACATTATTAATTCCTACAATTCTGCGTCAAATTTCATAAACTTATTAGTTCTATATTGTGCAACGTGTCCTGCTGAAGCACTTGTTACATTACAATTAGTAATCTGAGCAAAGTATGCTCCTTGAGCAGAACCAGAAAAATTAACAGCACTAGCACTAGAAGTTGTACCAGTAACACTATTACTTTTATTACTAATAGTAATTGATGCAGTTGTTAAACTAAATGTTGGAGTTGTTCTCATTTCTGGTTGAAAAACTAAAGAGTTTTCAATAGAAGAAGCAGAGTTATACATTCCATACACACCAGCACCTTGAAACTGTAGATAGCGTTTACACAATTCTAACTCAGTGCCATACGGTCTGCGCTCAAACTCAGTGGCTACAGAGCCTACCTCTAGCTGGACTCCTGTGATGTAGAAGGTATTACCAGATGTGGCAAGTAAATTTGTTTGACCTGTAGCAGCAAGAAAGACACCGCTTGCCCATGTGCCAGAAGTACTTTGATATGACGAT